CTTAAAATCCCTCCCTTTCTTTTTCAGTAACACCGTTAATAAAGGGAACCATACGGTTCCCTTAAAATCCCTCCCTTTCTTTTTCAGTAACACCGTTAATAAAGGGAACCATACGGTTCCCTTCAGCAGTATCCACGGGGAACCCAGAATAATTATGTAGTTTTTATGAATTTATTTGTTGTTACAGAAACTGGTGGGGAACTAAACATCCCGAAGGGCGGGAAGGGGTTTTAGGGGGAACCGGGGGTTCCCCCTAGTTCCCTTAAAATCCCTCCCTTTCTTTTTCAGTAACACCGTTAATAAAGGGAACCATACGGTTCCCTTAAAATCCCTCCTATAATTTTAATTATTTTGGTAAGCTTAAAAAAACACATAGAGACTTTTTTCCATAAATGATAAGAGAATTTATGGAAAAAAAAGCGACCGATAAAACATGTTTAAAATTATACAATACCATAGAATCTTACCCGAAACCATGTCAACCTATACGTTATCCACCCAAAGCGTCACCGGAAGGAACATCTTTCCACGATTTAATAATATCCAATTTGAATTCTCTGGTTCCGAATGTAGATATGGCTCTACATTCAGGTTACGATCATGCGGGAACCGAACTATGGATACAAAAAATAAATTGTTATGTGAATGAGTTACATGTAAATTTTCGAAACAAATGTGATATTCAAATTTCCAAGCTAAAGGCAATAAAACAACAAGAAGAAAACTCTCAAAATTTAGATATGCAAAGAGTCGCGAATTTGCCCGATGATCTAATCCGATATATTCATGAGTTTTTGTTACCCGAAACACGCATACAAATGTTAATAGACAAATATCCCCTATACATGTATAATTTGAATCGGATCACTTGTGCCAATTTGAAAAAGTATTTAGCATGCGTTCATAAAAAATATGTAAAACCGGCGTTGTGTTATAATTCAAAATTTCCGACACGTTACACTTGTGTTGAATCATACACCGGGTTTTATGGACGTTTTACAAAGAAAGAGAACGGGCTTCAAGAACTTTCGAAAATATTTAACGCTTTGAGAAATGCAATTCCTAAAACGCCAGGATTTCATCGATATTTTCAGAGAAAAGCCTTAAAATTCTTGTTATCGCTTATTTATATAGGTGTTTATCGTATCAATGATGTCCGGCGGAACAAATAAAGGGAACCAAGGTTCCCTTTAAATCCCTCCTATTCAATGGGATTTTGAAGAAAAGTTTATCAGGGGAAGGATCTAAAGGGAACCAAGGTTCCCTTTAAATCCCTCCTATTCAATGTGATTTTGAAGAAAAGTTTATCAGGGGAAGGATTTAAAGGGAACCAAGGTTCCCTTTAAAAAAATATTTACTTATATTATAAAATGAGTTCGCTTCAAGAAACTCTTTTCGGTCCTCTTGGAAAGGGCTATTGCTTATACTTCTACATTATCGAGATATTTGTGTTCATTGTGTTTTTGGTGAATATCCTAAAATATTTAGCCAAAGCATTCAAAACGAAAATGACTGGTTGGGATCACTTCTCTGAGGTATTGGACGTCATTAAGGTGGGATTACAATACTTTGTTGTCCGTCTTCTTTATTCCATGTGTAGTGGCTCTTTGGGTCGTTAGACAAAAGGTCGTTAGACAAAAAAAAGATCTTACGTTTATTTTTACATCATGAATTCTATTTATAATACAAATTTCCAAATGGATACTTTATATTATAGTAATTATTGTAAACATTCACAGCAAGTATTAAAGTATTTAGTAAAAGCAAATCTCACAAATCAGCTCAATTTCATATGTATCGATAAAAGGTCAAGAGACACCAACAATAACCAAATGTATATTCAACTGGAAAATGGTCAACGAGTTGTTTTACCGCCAAATATTCAAAGTGTTCCTTCTCTCCTATTAGTAAAACAAAACTATCGTGTCGTAACAGGCGAAGACATCATTCGACATTATCAACCAAAAGCTCAACAAAACATTCAACAAGCAACACTGTTTTCAGGTGAACCTTCAGGTGTTTCTCTACAGTCATCGAATAGTGGAATGAATATTATGTCCGAACAATATACACTTTACAATTTAACTCCAGATGAACTTAGTGCAAAAGGAAATGGTGGACGGAGACAGATGTATAACTATGTTCCAGCAAACCAAGAAATTTTAACCATACCAACACCCGATGATAATTACCAACCCGACAAAGTCTCCAATTCATTAACGATCGACGTTTTACAACAGAATCGGAATCAAGATATACAACAACTCGTTCCAAAATTATAATCTTAATTCTTCAAGGGCGTAAAACCCATTTACCAGAATTCCCAATTTCACCAATTGGACCCGTTGGACCCGTGGGACCTGTATCGCCATCTTTTCCCTTTTTTCCTCGCTGCCCCTGTCTACCTCGTGGTAACTTAAATAATAATGAATAATTCGGAGGATCACTTGAATCCATTGTAATTATTGGAATAGGCATATTTGATGTTGGTTCCACATCTGGTAATAAATTGTCGTCAACGATAATATTGAAATTACCATTTTTTACAAGAGAATCCATGTTATCTAAATCGGCATTCGTTTGTTGAACTAAACCATCCATATATGTAATAAAATCATTTATCACTAATGTATCAAATATATGCTCATCTGGATTTGTTGCGATTAAAGGGACCGGACACGAATCTGTAATTGTAAGACTTCCCTCTTTTATATTAGTTAAATTTATGATCGAATATATTACAAAAACAATAAATATAATAAATATCGAATATTTTAACCACATTACTATTGATATATTTAATACATATAATTTTTTGTATATTTTTTAGTCATCGGTTTAAAAATATACATATAATTTAATTATGAACAAAACAGTTATAGCATTAATATTATTTTTCATTTTGATATCACTTTTAATTTACTATTTTAATAATAATAAAGAAGGAGCTGCACCTAATGGTTCACCGGATGGAGCAACGTCGAATTCACCTGGTGGAACCAAATCCAATTCCCCTGGAATTAAAGCACCGGTTTCTACATCGGGCTCTTTGGATACTTCTAGTGCTTTAACCAAATTTGCAAATGCACTATCATATGCATTTTCACCACCAGCCGCACCGAGTACATCATTTGTAGGAGCGGAACCACCTTGGGTAACGGCAACTACAAATACGGATTATCAATCGCATACCGGAAGTACACAATGTACAACCAATAAAGAACAGATTGCTTTAGATCCACTACCGATTGATCAACAAACCAATACGTTATTGACACAACATAGTTCAAATGTTAATAATATTATTGCTAACATTGAAAATAAACTTAAGTCGATAGAAGATCTAATCGAAAACCCGGAAAATATTCTTTCTTTGAATACAAATTTCAAATCAGTAATAAATTCCGGCGTTCCCATTGTTACTACAAACTATGATTCCAATTCAAATACAATATTGAACCTTACATTAGTTGCCGGAAAAGTCGGTTCAAATGGTTCACCTGGTGATTCTATTCGGGGTAGAGGTGTCATTGGAAAATTGGGTAAACGCGGTGATGAGGGTGTTAATCCATTAAATGTTCAACCAACCCAATTGCCTTATTGGGCAAGATAATTTTCATAAGTGAAATCATGGTTCCCCTTATGAAAAACGACTATTTGGTAGCTCCCCAATAACCAGCATTTCCATCCGCACCGACCGCTCCAACTGTATTTTTTCCTATTCCGGCATTTCCCTTATTTCCTTCGCTTCCAGGTGGACCCTCTTTTAAAGTTAAATTTAAATAACATGTCTTAGACGATTTATCCGAAGACGGAGAAGATTTAAATCCATAATTTACGGAAATGTCTGAAAAAACTTTACTATTTGATATTCCAGATATTGAAAATTTTATAGGAAATAAATTATCTAACATATTAACATCCGTTTGCATCTGATTTAATAAATTCTGTTGTGTATTCACATTAACTTTCAAATATGCAGTTAATAGATCGTTATAGTTTTGTAAATTAGAAACCTGTTTATCAATACATGCGTCCGTTGATAATTCCTTCTTTTGAAAAATCATAAAATTATCCGACCCAGGGTTATAAACATTACAATTCGGCTGATATACATCTTTGGGTGCATGAAACGCATAGTTCGCGTCAAATTTATATGTTCCGGCGTATACATCCAGTGTTAATGAATCGAACATATTATTCGTCAAACCAAACACATCATGATGTGTATTAAAGCTAGAATTATATTTATCCACCATATTCGCTGCTTTTTGTATCAAATCGCCCGGATCGGTATAACTTTCGGAACTAGGAATATTTCCTATAAAATGCGGAAGAGTATTATAAATACCTAATTCCGGAACATTTCTTGCAAAACAACCCTTGGGAACAATGGTGGGCGGATAATTTACAACCGAATCTATTTTATAAATAACTGTATTGTTGTTTAAATTGGAGTTTAATGTTTTGGCCTGTTTTACACCACTTGAATCTAAATAATTTATTGTACATTTATTAATATCCAAATTTGGAGCTGATCCATCGGGAAATGCCTCATTAAATTTAGCACTAGTCCCGGCGTAACATGTATACATGTCTATATTACTGTCACTTGTCTGTAAAGGCTTTAATGAAATAATATCAAAATTCTTTTTATTTAAATAGTTATACGCAACTGTGTTATTTATACAGTTGGACACGGCACCATATTTTTGTAAAATTCCTTCCGAATCATAATTGTTTACATTACTTATTACGGTGGGTGTATCACCATATTGGTAATTTCCGCTTGGTGTATCATTACCGGCTTGACCGGGTGCTGCTATATTCACCGTATTTGACAATCCCATACTGTTTAACATGGTTTTATCATTATCGCCAAAACAACCATACAATGTAGCGTTATTGAAATAAAAAACGGTATTTATGTAAACTTCCAAGTTCTTTTTAACAAAGTCAATCCCCTTATCATTTTTCGAAGGCGTTAATGTTCTATCAACAAAACTAGTTCCGGCAAAAAATGAGGTATATGTGGTGCTTAAGTAAGCAAGATCTTTCTGGCTATTTTTTACACTGTTATACATATTTGAAAATAAAAGGAATGTCTGTTTTACCTGTGCTCCTGTATTTATCGTTAAGCCCTTCGAACTGGACGCGGTACTCGAAGTCTTGTAAAAAAAATTCTCGGAATTTACTATTTCATATAAAAACACCGAAACGTTATATCTAATTTGTTTATAAATCAAGTCGCACATAGTATTATTAAAAAAATTTAAATAGGTTCCCAAAAATTTATTGATATTATTTTCATAACCCTGTTTAGTTATTAAATTTCCATTTTCACTAAGAATTATATTATTCATGATCTTTATTTTATCAAATTCTCCTAATGGCTCAATTGAACCAGATAAGGGAGGCGACCCATTCAAAAGTATATCCAATTTGTCCTGTGTAAAATCATTCAATGGACTATTATATTTTAATAATATTTCCGAATATTTTTTATAATAATATAACACTCTTAATAAAAGATTATACGCCAGATGATGATAATTTAATAACATATTCAATAATCCGGATTGAACCTTGGGAAAATTAGTAGTATCTTTTATTACTTCATTTCCAAAATCATATACACTTTTATCAAAAACCAACCCCCTATTTAAAAAACTAGTGGATGAATCTGGGTTTGTGCTATATTTTTTTATAAAATCCGAAAACCTGGCGTCCGATAAAAAGCTAGCGGTATCAATGGAACCCGCATAATCAACACCCGAAAGTTGCTTTTGTATACTAGTTATGGCCGCAATAACTTGATTAAATATTGGAATTACCACATAAACCAGATCTGAATTATATAAATCAACCAAATAATTGACTATTGACAGATAATCAGTTGAATACGTATACATCGGCAAATTTTTTAAAATATCGTTTGATGTTACGAGTTCATTGGAATAATATGGATCGTAAGCCGCGGTTATAGCTGAAATATACTGTTTTTCTGAAGAATAAAAATTATAAAAACCTGTGTCTTTTGTTATTTTTGCCTTTACAAAATCGAAAAAAGAATCTATACGATTATTTATGTTTAACCTTTCGAAATTTTTATCGGATAACGGATCGGGATCGGTTTCATAATCGATTTTCACTATATTTTCAATATTGTAATACAACATTGTGTATATTCGGTTCACGTTAAAATCCTTATTTTTTTTATAACTATTGTTTTCAAAAATATAATTGAGCAAATATAACATATCCACCGAATACATATTGTTACCATCATTGGAATTTAATTTCGAAACAATCATACTATAATCATAAAAATTATTTGGACGACTAGGACTAGGTGTTTTTCCCCCGGGAACCGATGGAGTTATTATATTCATTAATTGCTCTGTGGTAAATATATTTTTTAATCCTATCGTGTTTGCCTCA